TTCGTCTTCTTATGAAGTACTACCCTACCGCAGGACAACTATTCGCATCATAATTAATTAATTAATTATTTATTAAGGGAGGTTGGGCCAATCCTGGCCTCCCTTTTTCTTTATGGAAATCATTACATCTCTTCCAAGGTACAGCGACGGAGAAATAAATCGAGCGTTCATGCGTGAGATTAGGACTGGACTGAAGTTCGAAAAAGAAACCGAAAAAGCTCGAACAGACATAGCCAGAAAAGAGTCCGCAGAACTTAAAGGCAAGGAACATCCTGTTCTAGGAAAGCCAGTGGCAGTAATGCCAGCAAGAGAGTTCTTTAGACTGACAAAGAAGTACGGGAACGACACCGTGCATTCTAAAGAATTTATACAAGATTACAACAAGAGGTTCAAGGATCTCTCACCCAATAACGCGTAATGCAGGACAAAGCTAATAAAGACTTGTATGATCTAATATCCGCTCTGTCGGGTACATCAGATTTTACCACTGCTGAAAATGCTCATCTATTAGCTTTAGCAAACAGACGGATGTACGAAGCGTACAACCGTACTCCGTACTGGGCCAGGTATTTAATATCTGCTGAACCACGTACCATCGAGAACCAAATATGTCCATTCACCCAAGACGGGTATTACGTGTTTGGTGCAGGAACTGATGGCGTTAATGGACTGTACAAGCTCAACGGAACAGAGAACGGTCAATCGGCGTACACGTACTACGACACCACTGACATATCCGCTACAGCTATAGAGAACGGAACCGTGTACCAAATAGAGTACGCTGGGTCTTCGGACTTTACTTCAATTGGTGCAGGAAGCAATGACGCTGGAACTATTTTTACGGCATCAGCATCCACTACAGGAACAGGTAAGGTCAAAACTGCCGAATTCAGCCTAATTAGGAATAGCGGAAATAGTGCTTGGATAATCATAGAAGGTTTTCCGAATGCTACCGAAACTGCGTACTACTCACTAAGCTCAACGAGCATAACGGAAACAGGCTGGAGCATTGGAACCTCTGCGTCAGCTAAGGCAAACACCCCACGAGTTAGAGATCTAAGCGAAATTGGGGAGTTCGTTCGTATTCATCGAAACCAGGCGTTTCTCAATATGTCTTCTATAGAGTACGAGTTCGGAGTTCAGTCCGATGGTGCTCACATTCTGAACGTAGTAAGCTCAGAAGAAAGCCAAGTTTGGGTAACGTACAAGAAACCAGTTACCTTGCTAACGAGCTTAGACATTGATGGATCTGCATCTTTGACTCAAGTACCACAAGAATTTTTTTACTACATGGCACACGCTACGTACGCTGATTTTCTACGAATGGATGGACAACACAATAAAGCTTCCTTTGAGGAACAGATTGCGGAGAACTATTTAGGAGAAGAAATGGACAACCCACAGCAAGTAGCAAACAATAATACTATAGGCAAGCGTTTTAGAACGCACGTATCTCAACAATCTAGATAATGAACTCAAGAACATCCAACTTATACATCGGGAACGTAAACCCGAACGGCACTCCAGAAAACCTATCAGCAGCAACTACTGGTGCTGGAGCAGCATTTGCTGCTTTCCACATTGACACTGATTATGTAGTCATTGATGTCCAAGACAACAATGTACTTATTACATTTGATGGATCTGCCCCAACTGCATCCAATGGTCATCTTCTTGTAAAAGAACAAGGACTTATTGTACTAAGCAAGAACGCCGCTAAAGGAGCTAAATTTCTTGGTTCTGGAGGAGTATCTATAATTCAAAGCACCGAGTTCGTAGACTAGTCCCGATGAGAAACGTAGGACTTAAAAACATTTTTGAGTTCTTACGGGCGGGTCGCGTAGGAGCTAGAATTGGTGGGGTAGTAGCAACCGTTTACGAGAGTTTTCTTGTAGACGATGGTGCTGGTGGTACTCAGTCATTCGTAGATTCGGCAGGAGAAACATTTAACGTAAGACAGTAATGGCGTACAACAGTTCACATACAGGCACACAGATAGATGATGCTATAGATAAGACTCAGTTGATGCCTGAGCTAAAGGGAGAAAAATCAACTTATGCTAATCTTCCAGGAAGCCCTACGGCTGGAGACACATATTTAGTTATTGCTGCAACTACAGGGTACTCTGCTGGGTTTTACCGTTACAGCGGATCGGCGTGGGTCTTTATGGGTAGTGCCGTTATTACCGTGAACACACAAACTGGTGCTGTTGTTTTAGATGCTGATGACATTGATGACAGCTCAACAACGCACAAGTTTACTTCGTCGGGCGACATAACTAAGTTGTCTAACATTGAAGATAGCGCCGATGTAACCGACACAACAAACGTCACTGCCGCTGGTGCTTTAATGGATTCGGAGGTAACAAACCTTGCAGAAGTAAAGGCGTTCGCCTCTTCGGATTATGCAACTGCCGCACAGGGGGCAAAAGCTGACTCTGCTTTGCAGTCAGAATCTGACACACTAGATTCGGTTACGGGTCGGGGAGCAACAACTACGAATGGCGTTACGGTCGGGTCTATAGACATCTCAGGAGATTTAGACGTAGACGGCACGGCTAACCTAGATGTTGTAGATATAGACGGAGCTGTAGATATGGCGTCTACTTTGACCGTTGCTGGAGACACAGTTTTAAATTCAGATTTAGAAGTTAATGTTTCTGGTGCATCGAACGCCAGTAAGGCGATTGTAATAAATAGCAGTGGAACTAATTTTGAGTCCGATGGTGGCATGATAAGGATTCTTCACCCAAGCACTGGAAGTGGTGCTTTGACGGGTGGATTCTTTATGAAGTTTAATGCTAATAGTGCTGACAAATTCACAGTTAAGGGTAATGGTGACACAGCTATTGCTGGCGATGTTTCCGTTACTGGCGAGGTATCGGCAACATCTTTAGACATCAACGGCGAAATTATTGAAAAAGCCGTAAACACAACAGGGGTTACTGGGTCAACCGCACTTGATCCAGCAAACGGAACGATCCAACGACTGACATTTTCGGGTGACGTGACATTCACAGATTCGCTTGCGGATGGCGAGTCAATCACGTTGAGCATTGATGACGGATCTGGATCGACCGCAACTTGGCCGACAATGGAATGGGTTGGAGGATCTGCTCCAACATTAGATACAACAAACGAACACATTATAGTTGTTTGGAAGGTGAACAGCACATTGTACGGAATGGCATCGGGGGTAGCATCATGAACATACTAAAACTTACAGACGGTAATCCTATAAAGTATTCAGAGGCTCGCCTAAAGCGTGACAACCCAAATGTATCTTTTCCTAATCCCTTGAACGATGCTGTGCTATCTAGCTACGATTGCTACACGTACACCATTGACCCCAGGCCAGAGTATAACGAGGTTCTGCAATACGTTCGACTAAAGTTTGAACAGCGTGATGCTGGTTGGGTACAGGCTTGGGACGTACTAAACTTTGAGGAAGAAGAAGCTAAAAGTAGGCTTAAAGATTCAATCACCTCAGATCGTTGGGATATGGAGCAAGCTGGTGTTGAGTGGCTTGATGAAAATTTTGATTTGTGGCGTATAGGAACAAACGAGAACAGTCAGGTTAAGATGACCTCAGTGTTGTCTATGCTGACAGCAGACCCAACATCCACTGGTTACGCTAGCTGGAAGATGGACAAACGTGTCACTGTCACTTACTCCGACGAAGACGAAGAAGGTAATGAAATTGAATACACCGAAGAGGTTTGGCAAAAGCAGTTTCGTCACAACACGCTAGAGGATTGGAACGAAATGGTTTCCCTAGTTAGCACCCACATCAAGAATTGTTTTACGGCTGAGGAAAACGCTACAGCTAAAGCTAATGCTGGAGACCTCAGTGTCACGTTTCAGGGCGAGTACGAAAAACTGTAATGCTGCGTTGGAAATCCAGTTTAAAACCTGCTTCAGGCGGCGGCTCTACATACGTTTACGGCCCAGAGGGATTTGAGGGTACTGGAGCGCCAACTGGGTTTACCAGCACCATTGTCGGATCTGGAACCGTAGATTACGACGATACAAGCGATCCAGGAACTGGTTTGCAATCGCTTGAGGTAGTAACCTCTGGAGGCGATAGCTACGCAGAGCTAGATCTGGGAGCGGAATATTCAAATTTCACCCTAATTTGGCAGGAGAAACGAATTGGCGGTGGATCTAACAGATCATGGATGAAAATGTCTCCTGATTCTGGGTTTGCAACTAACGCCTCTGCCACAATAGGCAACAGCTCATGGAATTGGAGGTTTTCACAAAATTCCTCAAATTTAATCCCGACAACCAACAATGTATCTACGACGGCTTGGCACTACGCTAAACTGGAAATTGATATAGCCTCAACCTCGGTTACTTTAACAAAGTCAACGTCATCTGATTTTTCAAGCCCAGATACAAATACTTCGTCATCGTTCAGCTTTCATTCAAATTTTACAGGCATTCGCTATTTGAGATTTGGTGGGATAAACAAGTCGCACACTATATTGATTGATGAGCTTTCTTTGGAGGATAATTCATGAGAACACTCTTAGCAATCATAATGCTTACAACGAGCATTTACGCTGCCGATCTTCGGTTAGTGTGGCAGGACAACAGCACAAATGAGGCTGGGTTTGAGGTGTGGCGTAAGGTGGATGATGCTGATTGGGCTTTAGTCGGAGCAACAAATGAAAATGTATCTACTTGGTTGGATAGTTATTTACCTATCGGGTCTACATTAAGCTACCGTGTTTTGGCGTGGAATCAATTTGGTCAATCTGAATTTACTAATATAGTCTCAGTTGGCACTTACCCCCCATTGGCTCCATCGGCATTAGGCGGCGAGGTGGTTCCAAGCAAACCCATTTCTTTCATTGGCCCATTGCAGGAAAACAAATTATCAATTAGAACGTACAGAGACGAACTGGGTCGGCTAATCATTGAACGATCATGAGGGGCGTAACAAGAATAGGTGGATCTAATGGAGATAGGTTCTTGGCCCTTAGTGACTACGAAAGGATACTGGGTTCCATCTGTGAAGAAAGCGGATGGGAGTACGAAACTTTCAGGGACTACGTATTTTTTGACAAAGATTGTTTTAATATAGAGAACAGGCAAAAACTTAAAAGCGACCTAGAGCTTAGGAAGCTTCCATTAAGTAAGTTGAAGCAATTTGCATTAACGTACAACAAGTGAGAAAAGTGGAAGACGTGGTAGAAAGATCAATGATAGGAATTTTGGGGTCAGGTACAGGTATATTCTTAGCTGGAACCAATGAGATATTGTCTGTACTGGCATCAGCTTGCACAATAATTTTTATGGGGTTTTCTATCGTCAAAATAGCTAAGGAGATTAACAAAAAGAAATGACATCAGAGTTAGTGGCAATGCTTGGAGGTGGCGTCACGGGATTTGTAATGAAACTTATCTCAGCGCAAATGAACATCCAAGCGAATGCTATTGATGCGATGATTAAGAAACAAGGAGCATCAGATGATTCCGCAGATAGAGCAGCAAAACGAACAGGAGAAGGAGGAGCGTGGATCAGACGTTTCATTGCAATCTGTATACTTTTCTCAGTCGTATTTGCTCCCTTTGTCATGGCGTTCTTTGATATACCAGTAACCGTTGAGGCGAACAAGTTAGGGATATTTAAATTTTTAGGAATAGGATCAGACAAATGGAAGAACTTAGAGGGGTTTGTGTTGTTGCCAGAAGTAAGGCAAGGGATGCTAGCTCTACTGGGTTTTTATTTTGGAAGCTCACAAGTTAAATAGAATACATATGTCATTATACGCAAACATTCACGCTAAACGCAAAAGGATTAAGGCTGGATCAAAAGAACGAATGAGAAAGCCAGGATCGAAAGGTTCGCCCACTGCTAAAGCATTTAAGCGATCAGCCAAAACCGCAAAAAAGAGTAAGTAATATTATGCCAAAAGGACCAGGAACATACGGAAGTAAAGTAGGACGCCCATCTAAATCTGCAACGTCCAGAGGCAAAAAAAAGCCAATGGCTGGCAAACGCAAAACTCGCTAATACAGTGGTAATAAATAAGAAAACTATGAAGTGTAATGTTCCGCGCAGGCAAGTGTCTGGCGGGAAGAAGTCTGTAGTTAAAGCCTGCCAGGGTGGAAAAGAAAAGATAGTACGCTTCGGGGATTCTAAAATGAGTATAAAGAAAAGTAACCCAGCACGTAAAAAAAGTTATTGTGCTAGGTCAGGCGGGATCAAAGGAACTAAAAACAAGCTATCCGCAAACTACTGGAGCAGGAGAGCTTGGAATTGCTAAATGGCTAGATACGACAGATACGGTAAACAAGATGACCGAATAGCGGAAGAACTCGATACTGGATTTACGGGGTTCAACAATCGCTTGCGTCCAGACCAGTTGCCTACAGGCGTATTGACAGAATCAAACAACGGTAGACTAGGACTCAATGGAGAGTGGCAAACGCGAAAGCCTATTAATTTTCTAGCATCTCCATTCCAGCCAGCTCCACTCAAAGTGGGGTCTGTTAGGTTACATAGCAATGCGTGGCCTTCTATTACAGGAACTCCCTCTATTAGCGGCAGTACAGTAACAATATCTTTTGGGTCGAACGCATTTCCTTACGAAGGTCAAGCGGCTGCAAATTGGGTTGGCCAAGCAGTGAACCTTACTGGATTTGCGGGAACCAATGCAGAAGGTTCTGTCATTCCGATAGACGGGAACTACGCTATAGCATCTGCTCCAACCAATGACAGAATCACAGTAGTCATTACTGGACTTTCCATCATAACCACAGTGGGTACTGTTAGAGGTCCACACCTGGACGACACCGCTATCAATGAAATCGAAGATGCGATAGAGTACAGCGATCCAAATAACAATTCGGAAAGTTATGTACTGTGCGTAGGAACCAATAAGGCATCTATTGTAAAAACATCAGATAGTTCCGTCTTAGATATAGACTACCCCATTGGGATAAATGCAGTGGGAGGACAGGCGCTACAAGCATTCAATAAGGTATTTATCTTTAGAGACGGTAAAGTCGCTTTAGAGTGGGATGGTGACATAACTGGAGATCCCGAATTTACTAGAGTAGAAAACGGATCTTTTACCGATCCCGAAGATATTATAGTACCTGCTGGAAGCTTTCAAATAGTGAACCAGCTAGCAACGGTAGTATCTGAAACTGGATCACTCAACCAGGGTACTTCTATATTTATAAAAAACGGTGTAAATGCAGATATTACAGACCCTGATGAAACTGGGTATGACATTAGTGGGTCTGGACTAAGACAACCTGTTCCAAGAGATGAGCCTCCTGGAAGCTTTGACTTCGAGTTATTTGTAAAAGAAGTTTTTGTTACAGACGACAGCCCACTGACGATAAGTACAACTAGTCTTAGCACTACATCTGGAACAGGGTCTTTTACTGGGTACAACAAAGCCACGTTCACTACATCATCAGGACACGAGCTAAAGGTCGGTGACCCTATTAGTATAGCGAACTACCATACATCTGTTGATGGTAACAGGATCGTAGCTGAGATAGGTAGCACCACAACATTCTCAATTTATATATCTGGAACATTGAGCAGCCAAGCTCCTAGTGGATCTCCCACTGTAGGACTTAAAAAAGGTTTTACGTTCTCAGTACCTGCTGAATGTACAGATGGAAGCAAGACGTCAAAAGATACACTATTAGCTACTCCAACTTTCTTAGAAAAAGCATCAGAAGGTTCTGGGTTTATTCATATGCCAGCTCCTCCATTTGGAGCATACCATCAAAGAAGAATAGTAGTTCCGTTCAGGTACTCGATGGATGAGGATACTAGCGGTACAACAATTACCGATAGAAATATACATGATGAGCTTGTATTTTCTCAGATATTAGATAGTGATACTTACGATTTTATGTTTGGTCAGTTTAGGCTGAACGCAGGAACTTCTGATTTTATCGTAGGTCTGCACTCGTTTTCTGAAGATAAGCTGGTTGTTTTTAACCGAAGTAGTATACATTTAATTAGCAATAGTCTAGTATTGAAGCATTCTAAAAGTACTCTAATAACAGATGAAGTAGGATGCCTGGCTAAAAAAAGTATAGTTCAAGTAGCTAACAATCTTATATTCTTGTCCGACAATGGTATTTATGGTGTAGACTTCCAGGATCTGTACAACCTTCGTGGCAGAGATCTACCTCTTTCAGCAACTATTGAAGCAACCATTAAGGATATAAACAAAGATTATGCAGAGAACGCTGTAGCTGTATATTTCGATAACAGATATTTTATAGCTGTACCAACTGGAAGTTCGACAACTAACAACACACTTCTCATTTACAATTTTATTAACAAAAGTTGGGAGTCCGTAGATTCCGTAAACGATACTGCTTGGGACTTCACCCACCTAACCGTGGCTGGTAAAGGCCAAAACCGAGGAGTGTACGCAACCAACAGAACAGGAGGCGTACATAAGATCGAGGGAGGAGCTGGAGGAAATGATACATACACCGTACAGGTTGGATCTGCTTCTAAATCAGAAAGAGTCGTTTCCTCGGCCACCACGAGAATGTACACACTTCAATCTATAGATAGAAAAAAGTGGAACAATTTTGAGTTGCACATTGAGTCCGAGGCGTCACTTCCCAGCAATGCAAATATGTCTGCGGAAACAGAAAACGTAGACAGTAACATAGACCTTGGTACACTGGCAAGTTTTAACAACGGAAGCCAATTAACGGCAGGAGAAGACTACTCAATAAGAGGAAGAATTGGAAACAAAAGAGCGTACGGATTACAATTTACATTAGACACCACTTTAGGAAGACCAAAATTTAGATCTTTGAAGGTGGCAGGAGCTACAACATTTAGAAACTCAGGAACAGCAGAATAATGGCTATATTAAGCAAAGGAACAACTTACGCCGATGGCGATCAAATAACATCAACGAACCTAAATGCACTTGTTGATAGCGCTACGTTCGCGGCTGGAGCAGTAGCGAATAACGGGGTAGAGCTTAACGGAAGTGGCCAGCTAGAAGTCCGTGGTAACGTAGACATCGGAACATCTAATCTGACAGCTACTGGTACTATTAGCCTGGGTGCTACTACGTTTAACGATAACAATATTACTAATGTTGGATCGATTGCCGTAGACACCATCATAGCAGACAATACAGATGTTACTATTGATGCTGCTGGAGATATTATTTTGGATGCTGATGGCGCGCAGGTCAGGATCAAAGACGGTGGAACAGAGCGGTTTGTATTTAATTTAGGTACAGCTGCTGAATTAGATGTTATTGGAGACTCAGTTACAATTCATTCAAACACAAGCGATGCTGACATAATTTTTAAAGGCAACGATGGCGGATCTACTGTTACAGCACTTACGCTTGATATGTCAGCCGCTGGAGCTGCTACGTTTAATGACAAGGTTGTTGCTACAGAACTAGATATATCTGGAGACGTAGACATTGGTGGTATAATTACTATATCTGATGCCACACCAATAATCAGAACTATATCCAACAGCGAAGATCTTACTCTGCGTGGAGGAAACACAGATGCAGGTGGACAGATAAAACTGTACGGTTCTACAGCGTCTTCAACTGGTAATGATATTCATTATTTTGCTAACGAACACGAGTTTTGGAATACAGGGGCTACATCTAAAATTGCGTTTAATGATAACGAAATTTCCTTTGGTTCGGCTCAGGATGTAAATCTTTATCGCTCTGCGGCGGATACCCTAAAGACGGATGATAGTTTTGAGATTGTTGGCAATATAGACGTAGACGGAACTACTAACTTAGACGTAGTAGATATTGACGGTGCGGTAGACATGGCAACAACACTAGCGGTTGCTGGTAATGTTGATTTTAACGGCGATTTAGATGTCGATGGTACTGTGACAGTGACATCCCTTTCAGGTGTATTAGCAAACGGCGTTACTGCAACTACTCAAAGTGATGGAGACAATTCCACTAAAGTGGCTACCACCGCGTATGTGGATGCAGCTACTGGCGGAGGAGAAGGCGGAGCGTTCACAACGCTTACTGCGTCTGGTGATGTAAACTTCGACTCAGGTACGTTCTTTACCGATGTTTCTGCCAATAGAGTAGGAATTTTAAACACCAGTCCAAGTGTAGCTCTTGATGTTACTGGGGAGTTAAACCTGTCGAGCCATGCGACGCTTGGAGCAAATCTTGTTCTTAAACGCGATTCGGATGCCTGGACGTCTACAACAACTTGGCTCAATATTTCTGACTACGGCATATTAAACTCAGGCGGATCTCATGCTCTTACTCTAAACGGAAACGGATATAGAAGTACTGCTGGTTGGACATCCTTTAATAACGATTCACGAGATGGAGCAACCCAGATTTGGCAATACCCAGAAGGGTATATTACATTCAACGCCAATAATAACTGGGCGACAACAACTGATGGAACTAATAAAACTGTTACGGAGCGTATGCGGATTAATGGCGATACTGGAAACGTCGGAATTAACGACTCTACGCCTACCTACAAGCTCGATGTAAATGGCACTGGTCGTTTTGTTAATGATTTAACTTTAGACGAGGATTTAATCCATAACAGAACAGGAGCGGGGGCGTTTCCTGGTTATAGTGCTGGTACATTTGGTGCAATTCTT